CTTTGTTGCCATCTCTGGGCGACGCTAAGAAAGCGTTCGCACTTTTAACTGCCTATTGCTAGGCAGCCACCCATCGCCGCACAATGCGGTAGGAGTACCGCATTGGACTTCTGCTGAGGTGATCTTTATCCAAGGCCATAGGCTCTGGGAAGAGATTCCTTAAGACCTTAGATTGATCCTTCTGTATGCCATCCCTTGTGAAGGTTTGGTCATCAGATTTCAAACTAAGGCACTTCAGCAGTGCGGCAGACCCGTCTAACTTGTCATCCCTTTTGATGGGAGCAAGCGCAAGTGTCCTGGTTAGGAACCTATGCGTGCGTCGACACCACTTATGCGGTGAAGATGCGTCGAGACGTGTATGCCACCCGAACGAACCTGAGTTCATCTTGACAAGGGGAAGTCGCCTTCTTAATTGCGACTCAACCATGTTTTGGATGCCGGTGGCGGTTCGATAGTACCCTCTAAGCCATAAGGCATTTGAGAGACTAATGAATCCGTCAATAACGTTCGGAGGTGCGTCGATAAGGTCTGGACGGTCTTTAATATACGAGGGTGTTATAACAACGCCCTTATACGCTTCAAGACCGCAGCTTTCCTTAAAGTTTCCAGTAAGGAAGCTCTTCTTGGTGTTGACCCGAAGGCCAGCACTATGAAGCCAGTCCACACACTGGTGAGCGTACTTCGAATCTACGATAATATCATCACCGTAAATCCGAAGTCGCCTAGCCGCTCGCAAGACTCTCCCATAAGTGGGGTTCACACCCTCACTACTCAGTATGGCTGCGATGCATACCACTGCAAAGCAGACTGATTGGATGGGAAATGTCAATGCGTTACCCATGCCGGCAAACTTACCGATTTCAAGTTCGGGGAAACCCTTAGCTTGAACGGTAGGCGTTCTACACTTAATCACATGCTCATAGAACCGAGCATGGTGTCCAAAAATGATCTCGACGAGTCGAAGACTCATGAGATCACTCGCGGACTTGAGATCAAGTGTCGCCCAATTGTCGTCGCGGGAGCCAACCAAAGCCAACTCTTGATTTAGGCCTTGATTGGTAAGTGCTATACAATTACGAAGTATTCGACACTCATTGATACTATCTCTGAGCATCGAGCCGAGACCCTGCTGAACATATTGTTTCAGGAGGGGCTCGATCGTAATCGTCCGTCGAGATGTAGAATTTTTCAAGACGGACGTTAACTTAGCACTGCGGCTAGAAGCCAAATCACTGTCGGTGTCAGCTACTTGGTAAGTTTGGACAAGAAAGGCAGTTCCATCTGTTCGGATGGACTCGCCATCATGTCGCACACTAACTCGAAGTCTTCGAAAAGACTGAGTTGTCGCTGCGTCCAGGAGTTGCAAATCTCCCGGCCGTAACGGCGAACCAAGAACTCGGGCTGAGGCTCTGTCCATATGGATTTCTCTGCAGAAAGCAGGTAGTCCTCCGGATTCGACACCACATCGTAGACGTAAGTCTTCGACATAGTGCCAAGAGCCCCAGATACCGTAAGCGTGACCGAAACCGCCCCTTCGGGCGGCGTCGTCAAGGGCTTTCCATTTCTGGTTGCCTTTGAAGCCTTCAGTGACTGCACCGGGACCGTGTTTGTAGATTGCATTTTCAATCTCCTTAGAGTTGAGGTTATTGAGAACAAGTCTACTGACACGACCAATGAGATGGCCATGCCTGTCGGGTATCTCTACCCTAGCGGCTACGCCATCGCACTGGTAAAACTCGCGTAGAGCTTTCTGATGAAGTAATTCCTCATCAGAGGCATCTAATCGAGTTTTCTTGAAGAACCGCAACAATTGATGTAAGTCCGTGAGGACACACATATCGATTGGTTCGACAAGTTCCCCGGTGATAGGATCGAATACTTTGCAGAACATACCTGAGAGAAATCTCGGGATTGTTCCCCCTCGGATTCTCGCGAATCCGATCGGGCAGGCAAACCTTTTCGTTGACAACCCTAACAAAAGGGACTCATCAAGAGAAGGTAAGGTTTTGGTTAAGAATCCAAAACCCTCGTGTTCGAACCTTTCGGTAAGCGTGATAAAATCACGCTTAAGGCCTTTCACACCAGGATTAGACCTCTCTATGTCATAAAAGAGGTCGCTTAAGAGAGCTATCGGACTTTTCATCGCACCCCAAAGGTTGGGTAGTCGATTCCGAGTCCAGTCGCTTCTCCACCGGTCTAACAGGCCGGCTATCCGCCGACATACTAGGAAGTATGTCAGTTGATCCACGAGGGCTGCATGAGATCAGGACTAAGGCAAGAATAGCCAAAGTCCCACAGTACAGCCCAACGCGAAACACCCAAGCAAGTACAAGGTCAGTCCGATACGCATCAGAGGATTGCATTATTGCTCTCCTTAGCTGATGTGTTAGGACTGAAATTGCAACAGCCTAGCGGTTGTCACTTCACTATCGTCACGATAGTCGGTCAGAGCCTTTGCCAACGCAACCATGTCGGCATCGGTAAAACCGAGAGAAGCGCGAACGATAGTCATTGATGCCGAAGAAGTAACCTTCTTCGTCAGGCCGGTAGAGGGATCAGTGACCGACTTTGTCTGCTGAATCTGCAGATAATGTTTATCACCTCCTCCCTTAAGGTACGTATGATTGGTGGTCATGGTATAACCATTACCACCAGTGTCATTACGCACCGAACCGTATCCATCGCTCTTCACAATAGCGAAGACCAACGATGGAGTCGGGCTAGCAGCCGCAACAGTGACTGGATCAACGAGCATGAACGTCTCCTTGTGGATATTATGAATGATCCTCTAAGTCATCATGACCTAGGGGTAAATCCGCCCTTCCTCTGTGCAAGAAGTGCACCGAGGATGGATTTCTGGTAACCCGACAAATTCGGACCAGAAATAGTGTTCACAGTAAATGCCGCTGCCGCATCTTTACGAATTTGACACTCGTATTCGAGGACAGATTCGTGGTACAATTCCTCAGTAGAAGTAGAGGTTGTTGCACCAACGAAATCCTCAGTTACGGTTAAGCGGTTATCCACTTTAGACTTATACCTTGTGATAAGACGACCGGTAGTATGTCCGGTTATCATACCCCAGTTGATTAAGCTGTTATCTCGGGCCATGTTGTCAATAACTTCAACATAGTTTCCGAGACCAGTAAACCAATCAACTAGCCAAGTCCACGGAGTTAAATTATATAAATCCGTAGGACGAGGAACAAGGCCCATTCGATCAAGCATACTGCCTGATTGAAAGGATACTCCGTTTACGGGAGGAAAATCGAACGTCGCATTTACTACAAGGCGAAGTTGCGTTTTCCTCTCGAGCCTGGTTTCGGTGGAAACACCATACTCCCAGGGAGCGGAATCATAGTCAAAAGCGGGGAGACTGTCGCTCCGGGAAGACTCGAAGTCTTTCTTGACGCGGAACGTTGTTGGCTTTCCAGCACGTTTGATAAGAAATGAATATTTCTTAGACATCGTTTCTGGTAGCTTCAACAAATCCATAACATCCTTATACGTCTGTTTCCATCCAAAGTGGTACGACAAGTACTCACTGGGTATGTCACGAGCCACGTTCTTCAGATCAAATACGATCCGTTGAATGTGTGGACTCTTGGCAAGCGATCGATACAGAAGTCCGAGATCAAGCAATGTCTTTTGTAGTGATACAATTGACCTACTTACATCTCGCAGCTCTACGATGTTTCTAAAAAGAGTGGAACTTCGCTTGTTAGGCGACCACTCTTTGAAGAGCCCGAGTGCATTAGCTGAAATCAAAGATTCCAG